TAAAATTAAGCGAAAAGAAAATCAAATTTCAGCAGATCAACAAGGGCATAGACTTCTTAGGATATTTTATAAAGCCGGATTATGTTCTTGTGCGGAGAAAAGTGATAGGCAGGTTGAAAAAAAAAAATGTATAGGTTGAAAAATCCAACACTGAAAGAATTGTTAGCCACGGCAAATTCATATTTCGGACACTTTATTCACGCAAACGCATACAAATTAAGAAAGAAAATTTACGAGAAGTATTTTAGAGATAATTTTACGGCAAAAAAACAATATAAATCAATAAAAATTACTGCACGAAATAAAATAAGGCAGTAAAAATAAAATGGGAGTAAAAATAAATTTCGAGACGAAGTTCGGAGTTGGGGGAGAATACGTTAATTTTGACCCTCAAATATCAAACAAGACAAAGATAAACTTGCGAATGAAATACTGGTTAGATAAAACAACCAGGGATACCGAAGGATCAGTACCTTTTAACGATCAATTAGAGGGAAGTAAAAATGAAAGAATCACAGGTTTTAATTGCAATTACCAATTCGATTACGACTTAGATTCTGTAAAAAATGTTTACCAACAAGGATACGAATATCTAAAAACACTGCCGGAGTTTGCAGAAGCGATAGATGACATATCCGAGGAACAGTTAAAACAACTAGACGCAGTCAAAAAAGTAATTTTAGACATAAAGAGAATATAAAGGTCGAATTATAAACCATAAAATTATACAAAATTATGTCAGCCGCAACAGTAGAGATAGACGAACAAAATGGAGCAGTGGGAGCCCCAACATTAACCCACAACATCACCAATTCCAATATGGGGAATACTGATGCAATAAATTTGGATCCAGTTGCATATCCAGTACTCCCGGGAGAATTTACTTACGAGAAATGGCAAAAAATTCACGTGACAAGCATTGGCACATCTTCAAAAATTGATAACCTTAAAATTTGGAGAAACGGAGCATTAGGAGGAGCCGCGGTTCACTTAGGAAACGTGAAATTATCCGCATACGCAGGCGCGCCAACATACGCAACACCGATAAAAACAACATCCTCAATTGCTATAAATGCAATGCCAAGTTCAGTGCCAGCCACGGCCAACTTAGGAATAGGAGGATCGCTGACAGGATCTTTAGTAGCCGCAGGATCATCGGATTTCTTAGTCCATCAGATTCAGACCAATGCCGCAGATACGACAGGGTCAACATCTACAATGAACTACCAATACGATGAGACGGCCTAATATAACATGAAACACATTTGCTCACCATGCGAGAAAGAATTTGCAACCGAGCAGGAATATTTAGACCATACCTGCGAAAAATCGGGAGTGACTCCAAAAGATTCTGAAAATCTCGGCGAGGAATTCAAAACCATATCAGAAGCCGCTCAAAAAAGAGGAGCGGAAAGAAAAACCGAAGCAGTTAAAAAAATAGTAGGAGCTCCGGTAGCCAAAAAGAAAAAATAAATAATCGCAGTCAATACAATGACGAGGCACGCAATACAATGCAAAGACAGCCCCGTCAACCACGGGCTGTTTTGTTAAAAAATCATGAAATATATATATCATAACAAAGAGGAAAACAGGGACATCGAAGCTACCCCCGAAAGATGGGCATGGGGAGTTATTTATAAAGACGGCAAGGAACTGAAACAATTCGGGGACGACGGCATATTCCACAGATTCGGGGAGATAGAGCAAAAAGAGGTCGCAATTTTTACCATGTATAAGTTAGAGAACCCGGCAAAGAGAATGGACCTGATGCCCGACGGAGCCCAGATATTTCATTTTTACAGGAACACGGTATTAGAACATGGAACCGCAAACGAAAGGCACATAAGGACTTACGTGTTCGGCTGGAAAAATAAAGGATCCGCAGTTTATAATTATATTTTACCTGACGACCGGATTATATCGGCGCCCGGAGATTTATTAAAAATAGAATAAAATGGCAGATACAGGATACAAATTACCAACAGGTCTCGGGGCATACAATGAACTAATTAACCCGACGAATGTCTATGCCGTTGACGGGGTATATGCAACCCATACCTATAACGACGTTCCAGGCCATCCATATTATTCTAACGCATGGTACATAAACTTTGCATTCGGACTTCCGACCGGGGCCGTGATCCGTGGAATAGAAGTCGAGGGAAAGGGATACTGCGCATACTCTGGGAACGCATTGAGAATATCAATGGCCGGAGTAGGAGGAGGGACATGTACTCAATATTCTTTAGCTCTCCCAACTTCTAACGGAGTAGTGACTTTTGGAGGACCGACAGATATGTGGGGAAAGGCGTGGGTCAAAGACGACTTTACGGACGTTAACTTTATATTAGAGGGAGTGGCGTATGTTGGAAACGGATCGGATGTGATTTACATAGACAGCATACGCGTGAAAGTTTATTACGATATAATTACATCAACCGGAATAACAAAATCATTAGGATATGCGGTAAAAACTATACCAACCGCAATAACGAAAGGTTTGATATATAAAATAAAAACACCGCCGAGTGCGCCAACAAAGTCATTAAAATATTGTGTACCGTCAACTCCGAGTGCCAAGACGAAAGGATTAATCTACGATATAAGAAAAACTCAAACCGCAATTACAAAAGGTTTGATTTACGATGTTAAAAAAACAATCACAGCAATTACCAAAGGATTAATTTATGATATAAAATATGCACCATCGGCATTAACAAAATCACTAAAATATACCGTGACGATAACTCCGGCCGGAAAAACTAAGGGATTGATTTATAGAATAATTACTATACCATCAGCGAAAACAAAAGGACTGATATATAAAATAAGGGCAATACCATCCGCATTGACAAAGCAACTGATTTATTCAATAAAAACTTTGGGGGCGCCGACAAAATCACTAAAATATACAATAAAACAAACACCAACAGCAATCACTAAATCGACAAGATATTTAGTGACGACAATTCCATCGGCAAAGACGAAAGGATTGATATACAAGGTTAGAGGGACGCCATCCGCTACCACAAAGGGACTCCAATACGCCACTAGACAAGCAAAACAGACCTCCAAGGGGTTAATATACGAAATAGCGACAATAGGAGGGGTAACTAAGGGATTGGAGTATAAAGTTAGGGCAACAATAACCACAAAAACAAAGGGATTGGAATATATTATAAACACAATATCCATCCGATCACTAACCAAATCGTTAAAATACACGACTACAATACAACAAAGTCCGATCACAAAATCTTTAAGATATGGAATAATAAAATCAAAACCTATTACCAAACCATTAAAATATTTAGTGATAAGTTCGCCCCTCGCCATAACAAAATCCTTAAAATACGAAGTAACGGTAACGCCGGTCGCAATCACAAAAGGCATTAATTATAAAGTAACAACAAATGAAAAAATAATTAAATCATTAAAATACAATATAGAAAATCCGGTAACAATAACAAAATTAGTAAAATATGTGATAAGAATTTATCCTTATAAAAAACAAACAATAAATCCTTACTCAAAACAGAGCAGTCCATACGCAAATAAAATTAACCCATATTCGGATCAGGCAATAAACCCTTATCCGAAAAAAAATAGTCCATATAAAAAATTATAATAATTTATTCACACTTCTTGACAAACAAAAAGTGTGTTAAAATAAAACAACATGCCAAAAGGATACACAACAAGACAACAAATCGAAAACTATTTACTGATCACAATTGACCCGACATTTTATGCGCAGGTTAATTCGTGGATCGAGCAAATGGAAAAATATATCGACCAATTAACTGGCCGAAACTTTGTCGCAGATGCAGTAGCAACAGAAAGATTATTTGACGGAAACAACGCCAATATATTTCCGTTAGATGACTGCATTTCAATAACAAAAGTAGAACAGGGCGACGGATCAATAAGTGTGGCGAGTTCAATATGGACCGCACTCATCAAAGACGAGGACTACATGGAATACCCGGCCAACCATACGGCCGACGGTTTGCCGATTAGCGAGATCAGATATTTAGGAGGAGTATTTTATAGAGGTTTTCAAAACATAAAAGTGAAAGCAAAATGGGGATACTCCGTGGCCGCGCCGACAGACATAATAACAGTCGCTACAATTTTAGTGGCAGGAATTATAAATTATTCATTGAACGCAGAGGGAGAAGTAAAATCAATGAGCATCGGCAGATACACAGTAACTTACAAAGATGAGAAATCCTGGCAAGATTTTGACAGAATAAAAGGCATCTTAGAATATTATAAAAAATACGATTTATAAACATGTCAATAGATATTGAAACAAACTACGACAAAACAGTGAGAGTCGACAGACTGACGGATGTGGACTCCGGCGATGCAGGAGAGGAGGAATACACAACGCACATAACGGCATTACCTTGCCACATACAACCGCTGGACGAATCATTCACAGAGGACATCACCGGACAATTCGGCAAAGACCTGCTGATGTTTTGCTCGGTTCAAGATATTTTAGAGGGCGACAGAATCACGGACGGATCAGACGTTTACAGAGTCGTGGGAGTGGAGCAGTTCAGATTTTTAGGAGAAAACAGACATATGGAAATTCGCATAAGAGAATATAACGATTAAAAAAATGGTAGAAATAACAGTAAAAATTGACGGGTTTGAAAAGTTTGACTCAGCACTAAGGCAGGCGCCGCAGAAAGCTGTTGACGAAATTTCAAAAGCAATCCAAAAATCCATACTGACCTTACAAAGCAATGCAATGAAAGAAGCGCCAGTAAACAAACAGGGAGGAGGCGGAAACCTTAGACAGAATATAAAATCAAGAATGCAGACAAGATTGAGGGGACTGGTTGAAGCGACGGCGCCATATGCAGTTTTTGTGGAACTGGGCACGCGCCCGCACCCGATAGAAGTGGTAAATAAAAAGGTGCTGGCCAACAAAAGAACAGGGCAATTTTTCGGAAAGAAAGTGCAACACCCGGGGACACGGCCAAACCCATTTTTTCAAAGAGCAATTCAAGACAGCAAAAATAAGATTAATGAATTTTTTGCAACGGCGATAGCCAATGTAATAAAATCACTTCAATGAAAACAACCTTAAACGACATCCGAGCACTGCTTGTTACAAAAATGCAGGGAATAAATAAAACAGGAGGAGATCCATTATTCGGTGACGTGTTTGATTACGCCAACGGAGATTTTACAAAATATCCTGTTGCTGTAATTTTACCAACCGGAGGGTCGACGGGTCAGGGAGTGGACACTCACAGGATAGAGAGGGTATTCAGTTTTCAAATTACATTTTATCAGGAACAGACACAGGCAGGAAAAAACAAATCAGACGCGAACGACATAATGACAGAGGCAGTTGATAAAACTATAATCGCATTTGACCAGGACCCTGACCTCGGCGGAGAACTTCAAATTATAAAAGTAGTAAAAATGGATTTCAATTTCAAAGTTTCAGCAGGCACATATATATTTGCAACGCTACAAGTCGATTGTGTTGTAATTGTGCCGAACTATTAATCATGTTAAAATAAAACAATGAAAAACACAGCCAAATTTAAGAACATCACCGACCAGACCTTGACGGTGATAGGCGTGGGGATAGTTGAACCGGGTGAAACAGTCGAAGCGCCCGACGACTTCCATAACGTCAATTTCCAAAGGGTTACGAGAACCAAGGAAATAAAAGAAGTCAAGGACAAAGAAATTAAAACTAATCAAAACAAAGATTTATAAAACATGACAAACTATATGGTAGATAAAGGGTACTTGGCGATAAAGGTGCAAGCAGTACCAACCACGCCAGTAACCCCGGGGACATTTATTCCCCTTATTTCAGAGTCGATAAGACTTAACCCGAACATAATCGCTGACCGCAGGATAAAAGGTTTAGACTGGAAGTCAGACGATATGTTAAAAGGGCCGAGAACAGTTGAGGGAGATTTAGTAGTTTATGCAGATCCTGACACACTGGGGCACCTTTTGAATATGTGCTATACAAAAGGAGCATCGGCAGGATCGGCGCCAGTCGGATTTACCCACCCATTTTTGCCGGGAGAGGGAAAAAGTTATTGCATAGATATAGGCAGAGGAATAACCGCCCAGAGAATATGGGGAGCGAGAATCGATAACTTAAAACTTGAATTTCAAGATAATAAGTTAATGGCAACAGCATCCATAAAGGCATTAGGGCAATTTAACGGGGCATCCTTGGCCGTAGCATTGACCGGCGCAGGAATGACATCGGCAGTTCTAAAACAGGATTATAATGCAAAACCAACAGAGGGATTGGTAGCCGGAGATGTGATAACCGTGGGAGGAGTGGATTTAACATTGCTGACAGTCGCCGCAGACGGAATAACAGTCACATTCGCTTCAACAGCAGTCACCGCCGCAATCGGAGATCCATTGGTATTAAAAGCACAAACCCCGAGTTACACAACGATAGTCGAACCATTATACATGAATAACGCACTGGTCGGAGTTGCCGCAACATCGGCATTGGCAGACACCGCCGCCGCGACAAAAGCAACAGCAACTCCGTGCTACGACATAAATATAAACTTAAAACAGAATTTGCTGGACGCGCCAGCGACAGGATCCGCAGGACCATCTGTTTTAATGAACCAAGTGAAAGAATCGCAAATAGAATTGTCGAGATTATTTGAAACTCCCGTGCAATATCACAAATGGATCGAAACGACAAAGCAAGGAATGACAATGATCGTAAAGGGCAGATTTATAAAATCAGATAACACTACATGGGAAGCATTCACAATAAAATTCCACAATGTAAAACAAGAAACTGACGAACAGCCTTTGGATGTCGGAAAATATCTATTCGACAAGCAGAAGTTCGAAGCACTATACGATGTCGCAGACGCCAAGTCAATCGAAATCACATTGGTCAACAGAACCGATGCGACAGGAAATTACTAACCTTAATCGGGACGGGCAGGTAAAACTGCCCTCCCTAAAAAATCATGGAAAGAGCAACAAAAACATTCAAAACTCCATCGGGAAATGAAATCGTGATAAATCAATGGCTGACAGGCAGAGAACACGAATACATTCAAGAGCCGATGTATAACAAAGTTTCAGTCGGATCAACCATAGAATCGGGCAGGCCGGAAGCCGAAATCAAAGGACTCGACATTTCATTCATGACAGAGAGCACCCACAGAACCATTGAGAAAATGGTGGTTTCGGTTGATGGCATAAAGGACGACATACTAAACAAAGTCCTCGACATGAAAAATGAGGACTACGAAGCGATATTAAAAGCCATCGAGGAAACAACAACAAAAAAAGGATAGGCCAGGAGGGTTTGAAATATCTGTCAATGGCTTATATTTGCAAAGCCATGGGATGGGACTACTGGACTTATATGAGCCAGCCGGAATTCTTCCTGGATTTTGTAGAGGACATGTTAATTAAAGAAGCTAAAAGAAAAAATGGATAGCACAACTACACTCACATTAGTAGTAGACGCAAAGAATAACGCAGAAGCCGCGCTAAAAAGCGTGCAGACTTCGGTTGGAAATCTAAAAACAAAACTGGACTCAATAAAACCAGCGCTTCAGCAAGTAACAGCCGGAGCAACATTGGCATTCGGGGCCATCGTGGGTTTCGCAACAATAACCGTTCAGGCCGCCAGCAAAGCACAGGCGGAGATGGCAAAATTTAACGCCACAATGGATGCCACAGGAAAAGGGTCTGAAAAAGCAAAAGTGCAATTAATGGAATTATCAAAAAAGTTTATTCAGTTAGGATTTGACGACGAGGACACAGCAAACATGTTGGCAAAGTTTTATCAGAGAACCAAAGATGTAACCGAAGCAAATAAACTCTCGGTATTGGCAATGGACTTGGCCCGGGCAAAAAGCATAGACCTTGGAACCGCAACAAACCTTGTTAATTTAGCTTTATCAGGATCAGGAAGAGCACTCTTACAGTATGGAATCGTTATAAAAGACGCCGCAACGCCAATGGAAGCCTTGGGGATATTACAAAGCAAGGTGGGTGGGCAGGCAATAGCATTCGCGGATACGTTCGCAGGCAAGATGGCTATTTTAGACGTGCAGGTAACCAACCTAAAAGAGAGTATAGGCACGGCATTTTTGCCGATTTTAACAGATTTACTTATAAAAATAACTCCAGTCATTGAAAAAATGATTGCATGGGTAGACGCAAATCCAAAACTGACAACGCAAATTATAGCAGTCACCGCCGCAGTGACAGGACTGACCGCCGCGACCGGAGCAATAGCATTAATGCTTTTTGCACTGAATCCCGTGGCGATCGTGATAGTGGGAATAATCGCAGACCTGACTTTAATAGGTATAACAGTTTATAAAATTTGGAAAGACTGGAAATATGTGTGGATCCAAATGCAGATAGATTTCCAGCATTTTATCGATGGGATGATGAAAGCATTTAAGCCATTCATAGACGCCTGGACTTTTATAAAAGGCATAAATTTGAAAGACACTCTAAGTTCAGTCGGGAGCGGAATAACCAGCGGATTAAAACAATCGGCACTGGGGCAGTGGATTATAGGGAGCAAAGCCGAGGGAGGATACATTCCGCAGACCGGACCCTACTTAATGCACAAAGGGGAATTCGTAACCAAGAGCGACGGCAGTAACGGCGGAATGTCTTTTCAGTTTATTTTTAACGGAGATGTCAACGACAGGGACGCATTGCAAAGGTCAATAATGGAAATGCTAAATAGAACGGCGACGCTCCGCCAAATGGGAGCGAGATAATATGGCATCAATAAAATTTGACACAGTCGAACTGGTAAACACAACCTACATTCCAAGATTTGTAAAACACGAATCGTCTCCTGAAAGAGAGATGGTGCTTTTGCCTATTACAAGGCAGAACGGATCAGTCAGAGTTTCAAGCCGATATGCCACAAAGATTATAACCGTAAAAGGAATAATTTCAGGAACCAGCCAGGCAGACTGCGAAAGCAAGATAGATATTTTCAAAGAATTATTCAGCAGGTTAGATAAAAATCTCGACATCGACTGGAACGGATCAACAAGGAGATACGTGGCCACCTGCCAAAGACACGAATTTGACCGCGACCACTTCAACCTTTTATATGTGCCATGGACAGCAGAATTTGTGGTCCCGGCAGGCATCGGTAAAGATACAACGGAAACCAGTTTATATGATACTGCGGCAATCACAGCAACCAGCACATCGATAGTGCTGACATTTACGGGAAGCGCCCCGTCAAAGCCAATTTTTACAATAGATATGACTACGGTGGGATCCGCGCAGGTGGTGGAACTTTTGAATTTTGACACCGGAGAGTACATGAAAATAGACGGACCATTTACAAACGGAGACCAAATTATAGTAAATTGCCTAACACTAGCAGTTACAAAAAATGGAACGGCATATCCATTCAGGGGGGTATTTCCAAATTTCATTATAGGGGCAAACAATTTTAGATTTATTTTAATCGGAGACGGAGATAACGAGAATCAATATCAATACAACAACGACGGATCACAGAGCGTAAACTACGACTACGGATCAGGACTGCCATTTCAGGCGCAATCATTTATTCCGACAGAATCAGGATACATTGATAAATTGGAATTAGATGTTAACAAAAACGGAACCCCGGGCGGATATATGAATTTTATAATAGCAGAGGACAACAATGGAATACCCGCATCTGATTTATCATTAAACAGTTATCAGATAGACGATGCGGCCGTGCCCGTAGGACACGCATTCACGGAAGCACCATTCGTTTCAGGAACCAAAAAATTTGTAACAGCAGGAAAAAGATATTGGATTGTTCTAAATCCAAACCAAGCCACCGGAACAGACATCAGCAACTTCTTCGGCTGGATGTACAGCGAGGACTTATCAGATTACGCTTACGGAAAAGCAATGGCTAAACCAACCTCGGCTGGAGTATGGGTAAACGGTGTAGCCAATTCACAATTATCACCGGCAAGATTACTGCCAGGAGATTTTCAAATGACATTTAGAGTTTATCTCGGTTCGGGAGGCGCGGCAAACCACTCAGTAAGATTAAGAATAAAATTCACACAATTATGGCTGTAAAAAAGAAACAACTTTTTGTGGATGTATACGATCCTGCGACAGGACTAAAAATCACAAGTTGGCTGACAGCCAATCTAAATCAATTTACAAAAAATATTAACTCGGGACTTTCGGAATGCATACTGGAACTGCCATATAATTTTGACTACGCGGGCGCGGACATAGCCGAGGGAAACGAGGTCAAGATTTCAATTTCAGATAACGACACCGGAGGCGGAGTGCAGAGGCTTATTTACTGGGGATACATTTCAATGATCGAGGGAATGATTTCAGATCGTCAGGAAACAATGAAAGTCCACCTCTTAGGATTTCAAACTATGCTGGCCTTAGACATAGTTAGAAATTCGCTGGACACAACAATTACATTCACGGCCGTGGACATTGGAACAATTATTAGGACCATCATAGATTATTTCAAAATCGCAAATCCCCTTTCAAAATTGAGTTATACCGCCCTGACAATTCCGACTGTAGGACAGGTTATCACATACACATTATACAGAACATTTTATCAGGACGCCTTAGATAGAGTGAGAGCAGTAGCTCCACCGAATTATTATTTTTACATAGACGAAAACAATGTGGTTAATTTCAAAGCAAAGCCAACAACGCCGACGCATACATTCGTTTTAGGAAAACATTTTACTTCGGTGCAGGCGCAAAGAGGAGTAGAAAAAATAAGAAACTCTTTATTATTATGGAATGGATTGATTGGAGGCAGTCAAATTTACAAACGATATGAGGATGCAGGGTCAATAGCATTATACGGACGCAGGACAAAGATAGTAGACGACAACGGAGTGGGAAATATTGCGACAGCAAATATGCTGGCCGCAAACTTTCTGACAGAAAACAAGGACCCGGAGATTGTACTGACGGTAGAAATAATTGATAATACAGAAAACACAGACGGCAAGGGATACGACATCGAAAGCATCCAGCCCGGAGATACGTGCAGTTTTATAGGATTCAGCGAAGCATTTGCCAGCCGATATTTAAGCGCCAATATGCTGATAACATCGGTAGTTTACACCCTCGACAAAGTCACATTGACAATAGACCCGAGAAACCTGGGAATCGTCGACTGGCAGGATCAGACAGCAAAGAATGCTTTACAGAATAAATCAGATGACACGCCAGTAACATATACAACTTAAAAAAACAATTATGGAAATTTTAGACATATTAGCAATAGTCAGCCAGATAGTAACCCTCGTAGGAATACTTTTTATAGTTTATAATTCATTTAGAAATCCGCAAATTAAAAACGACAAGAAAGACGCACTGCTCGCGCAACAAGTGCAGTGGACAATCGAGGGAAACGAAAGACGATTTAATGAAATGCACACAGAAATAAAAGAAGCGTTTGAATTGACTCAAAACCACAGCAATGAAGCCCTGGCCGGAGTAAAAGAACTGACGACAGTTGTCAACGCAATGGGCAAAGAAATCACAAAAATGACGACAATTATAGACGAAAGAATTCCGAAAAAAGAGTGTTAGTTCTTTGTAAAGGGGTGGTTCAAAAAACCATAGGCAATAACGCCACAGCTTCTCCGTTGCCTAACGGAAAGCATTTGGACTTTTTGTCCACCCCTATTTTTTATCATTAAAAGGTAACAACAGTTACCACACAAAAACATGGCAAGACCAAAAAAACAAATATTCACACCGGGAGTGATTGAGGATCCACGACCGCAAGAAGCAAAAGATAAAGATTATAAACACGAGGAACTGGCAACAGCTACTCCTTTTGTATGGAAAGAGGTACCACAGGCAGAATGGCGACAGTATACTATTTTTAGCCAGGACGGGTCAGGATCATGCCTGACACAGGCCACCGGTAAGGCCATCGGTATAGAGAGAAAATTAAAATCAGGAAAATTCGTCTTTTACAGCCCGAGATTTATATACATCCAAAGAACCAACACAGGTCCGGGAATGTATTTAGTAGAAGCATTAAACATCCCATGCAAAGCAGGAATACCAGTCGAGCAACTTCTTCCATCTCAAAATCTTTCAGAGGCGCAAATGAATGACGCATCAGACAGAAACGAATTCGTTGATTTAGAGGCCTTAGTGAGCAAGGCGGACAAATTTATAACAATGACAATCCCGGATATCGATGCGATAGCAAACATAGTCGAGCCCAACGGCAAACCCGTGGTTATAACGGTCAGATTCGCCATGGACGAATGGAACCAGCAAGTGCCGACGATTAACCCGAACGCCAACGCAAACCTCTACCACGGCATCGTAGTGACGCAGGCGACACTATATAACGGCAAGAAATGCCTTATTATTGACGATAGTTGGGGCACAGGATACGGCATAGGCGGAAAAAGGATCGTAAGCGAGGACTGGTTCAAGGCAAATAGAGTTACCGGCGCAGGTTACTTCACAAAATTCGCGCAACAGGGCGGAGTGACAAAACCGATTCACACATTCACAAGGCAACTGGCATTCGGATTAAAAGCAGACACAGAGGTCATGGCATTACAGCAATGCTTAAACTTCCTCGGATACTTCCCGGATGTGCAGGCATTCACAGGAAATTATTTTGGACTGACTCAGTCCGCGGTTAAAACATTCCAAACAAACTATGGAATCCAAGGAACCGGCGTGGTCGGACCGATTACCATGGCAAAGTTAAATTCAATATTCACTAAATAAAAAACATGATCACAACATTTCAAGTAACAACATCAATAATTTCATTAGTAATTATCGCAATCATAACAGCATTAAAATCTTTCGGACTTCCGACAAAGTGGGCGCCATTCGTTGGAATAGCCCTCGGAATAGGATCAGTCCTATTGGTCGCATTTTTTGAACCAACCGCCGAGATTATTTTTACAGGAATCGTGATAGGATTGTCAGCATTGGGATTATACGACACCGGAGCCAAAGCAACCCTGTTAATCAAAAACGCTGTTGCAAAGAAAAAATAAGTGCTAAAATAAAAGAGGCAGACAAAGAGGTTATGATTTATCCTCTCTGCCATTGGTTGGTAGGTTCGCTTATCGACAAACAAAGAGCCCCTCTCGGGGCTTTTTGTGTTAAAATGGGGGTGTGGACAAGTTGGGGAGAAATCAGGGCTCCAGGGCTGGACAGGCGTGCAGGGTGCGTTATAATGGAGATAGTGGTAAGCGAGAATATTCGCCTCGTTAGACGCCTAGCGATAGGGGTAGTGCCATAAAAAAGGTCGCGAAAAACTAATCAAGAAAAAATCAATGTTAAAAGAGATCATAAAATTCATAGCATATTTATTATTAGGGGTGGTAATTTTGGCGGCGGTAACAGCATTAATGGAATGGGGCATGGAACGACAGGAATCATACGAATGCCAAAAATGGGTGCTCGAGGCAAGCCAATACCAGGAAAAAGGATACTTTATTGCAGAATGGCAAAAAGAACAGTGTCAAGCCAGGGGAATACCCATTGACAATGTGCCAGTAGTAAAGTAGAATTAAGCCATGAACAAAAATGGTAAAATAATAAAGTGTAAAACATGCGGTAAAAAGTTTTATACACAGGCATGTTTCATAAAGATAGGACGTAGATTTTGCTCGAGAAAATGTGTCAGGCATTCATTTCAAACCAAACAAAAGATAAAAATAAGGTTGAAAAAAGAATGGCAGACCATAAGAAAAAATCAAAGGACAAAAAATTATCCGCATCAAATAGAGGCATTGAAAAAGGCAATGACCGGAGAAAAAAATCCTCAATGGAAAGGAAACAATGTTAAAAGAGGAACGATACACTCCTGGGCAAAGAGGAGAATACCAAAGCCTGAAAAATGTCCGAGGTGCAATAAAATTAAACCCTATGATTTGGCAAATACCAACAACCATAAATACGAAAAGAACTTAAAACATTTTATATGGTTGTGCAGAAAATGCCACATGAAAATGGACGGGAGAAAGCCTCCTATCCAACAGGGCAAAAATAAATGAAAAAAATAATTATAGCGATAGCGATAGTAGCCGGAGCGATGGTAGTGGCGCTATTAATACCAGGGAAAACAACTACAATCATAATCCCTGAGAAAAAGGTCGAATTAACAAAAGAATTAAAACCAATCTGCGCATGCGAAAGCGCAGGAAGCAAAACAAAAGAACCAACTCAATACGATACAGACGGAAGCGTGTTGAGGGGAAAGATAAACAAAAACGACATCGGCATGTGCCAAATAAATCTGATATTCCATGACAAAAAAGCAAAAGAAATGGGATTGGATTTATTCAAAGAGCAAGATAATATAAAATATGCCAACTGGCTTTTTGAAAAGGAGGGGTCAACACCCTGGAACTGGTCAAAAAACTGCTGGCAATAATTAATTAAAAAAAATCATGAACTTAAATAAAGTATTTATAGTTGGTAGAGTGACAAGAGCGCCCGAGCAGAGATCAATGCCATCGGGATCGTCAGTGACTTCATTCTCACTGGCAACAAACAGAGTGTGGAAAGATAAGGACGGCCAAAAGCAAGAGGAAACGGACTTCCATAATTGCACAGCATTCGGCAAAACGGCCGAAACGATAGCAACCTACGTAGTCAAAGGCCAGGAGATTTTAGTGGAGGGCAGAATTAAAACAGACACCTGGGAAAAGGACGGTGTCAAAAAATACTCGACAAAGATTATAGTCGAGTCCTTTCAATTCGGGCAGAAGCCAGCCGGAGCAGGAGCCGGGCAAGGACCCGTGGACATTAAAAAGGCCGACACAAACGAAATACCAGTAATAGAGGAGGAACCAGTAATGGAACCTTAAAAGACATGGAAAAATTAACACAAGATCAATGCCGGGCATTAAAAATAATTTTGGATTTTGTCGAGAGGTGGAATAAGCAGGACAAAGAAAGAATGGTGGCATACGCACAGGAGATTTTACAGGAACTGTTAACCAAAAACGAACATGGAAAATAATATATCAGAATGCAAAGGTTGCCACGAGCAAATCCGTTGGATCAAAACAAAGGCCGGGAAAAATATGCCTTGCGAAATAGCCGGAGTGCGGGGTATAGACGAGGATGGGGAAATGAGAATAGTGTTTATTCCTCACTGGGGAAACTGCATTAAAGCAAAACAATTCAAAAAATAAATAAAAATTTATGGCAAACACAAAAATTAAAAAAGAAAAATTATCAGAATGTTGTAATGCACCAATGGTTAGAAAGGTGCAATGCGAGGTATGTGGATCTGACGGAAAATTAAAAACAAAAAACACGATTCAAATAATTCCTGAAAAGAAATTAGAATGGCACGAAAAGACGGTGAATTTGAAACACGATAAATCTATAGATGAGTATATTTCAAAACTAGGAAAGGGATGGCGAATGCCCACAAGAGTCGAATTATTACAGGCCTACATTGATAAAGTTGAGGGATTTGAAAAAGGATATTATTGGTCAGCAGATTTAAGTGCCGCCAATCCCGATGACCTCGCGTGGCTCGCGGACTTCGACGATGGCTATGTCGGCTACAACGGCCGCGACGGCAGCTACTGTGTCCGGCCAGTCCGCCGGTATTAATTCGGATATTTGGTAATTAAAAAAAATAAAACATAATAAATGAAATTCAAACTATTTAAGAAAAAAGAGGAAACAAAACTCGAGATACACAGGATCATTAAAATTACACCTTGCAAAAGGCACGCCTGGGTCGAAACAAACAAAGGGAAAGTCAGAAAAGAGATTAAAAACATCCCTGCATATTTACTAAAATGATAGAACTATTCGAACATCAAAAAACAGGCATCGAATTCCTTGAAAGGACAGGCAAAGCAATCCTGGCCGACGAGATGGGACTGGGCAAAACAAGGCAGGCCATAGTGGCGGCAAAATCAGCCGGAGGAGGAACGTTGATTGTATGCCCGGCATCGCTGAAAATAAACTGGCAAAGAGAAATAAAGATGGTATACCCAGACGACGAAGTGCATGTGATAAACAGGCACGACGAGGGAATCAGCGACCGGGAAAAATGGATCATAATAAATTACGATATTTTGCAAAGAGAAATGCAGGCGATTGAAAACCTGATTGAAAATGGATGGGTTGAAAATCTTATTTTAGACGAGGCGCATTACATCAAAGGGAAAACATTGCGTGCGGCCTGCATAGTTGGCGGATCGTTTAAGCCAAAGACAAAAAAACTGACATCCGAGGAAATAGAACAGATCGCAATGGGCGGAGAGTTAAAACCAGCGAGGACAAAATACGACGGCATAGCGCACAAAATGAAACGAATTTATTGCCTTACGGGAACACCTCTTTTGAACAGGCCGATAGAACTCTATAATTTATTACGGGCCATCGGGCATCCACTGGGAAACATCAGAACCTATTTTGCAAAGAGATACTGCGGAGCATTCCTGAAAGTTATCCCGACAAGAACCAAAGGAGTGATAAGATACATGGACGAAACCGGAGCCACAAACCTTGGAGAGTTGAGAGAAGCGATAAAAGGATCGATGATCCGCAGGAAAAAAGAGGAGGTGCTGAATTTACCACAAAGAATAGTGAGCACATTGGATTGCGAACTCGACAAAGTCTGGCAAAAAAACTATGACACCGCCTGGGATTTATACATTGATTTTTTACAGAAAAATCCGATACCCGAAAGAAACATCGATAACATAATGATGGCGAGGCATCTTGTAGAAATAACAAAACTGAAACAGGTTTGCTCACAGGCAAAAATGGAAAGAATTATGAAAGACGTAGAGAATGCAATCGAGCAAGACGAAAAAGTGATAATTTTCAGCCAATATACGAATACAATAAACGGACTGGCCGCAGGATTAATGAAAGCAGGAATAAGATGCAGGACCCTGACCGGCGCCGACGACATGGATCAAAGGCAGTCCTCGGTGGACGACTTTCAAAAGAACCCGGGGACAAAGGTTTTTATAGCCAACATAAAGGCCGGAGGAGTGGGATTGAACCTGACCGCCGCTTCAATAGTGATATTCGCAGACATGGACTGGAGCCCGGAGATCCACAATCAGGCGATAGATAGAGCCCACAGAATAGGCCAGGACAAAATGGTCAACGCTTATTTTTACGTCTGCAGTGACACCATCGAGGAGGACATAGTCGACATACTAAACAGCAAGAAAAATGTGCTGAGCAAGATTTTAGAGGGATCAGACGACAGCATAAAATCAGCCAGCACGCAGGTCGAGTTTTTGCATAGAATGTCGAGAAAGGCAGGTGTGGACAAAGTGTGAACATCTTCGCTGGACAAGCGTGCAGGATAGATTATAATCAAATAAATAACATGGAAACAATAAAAAAAATCAAACAACTCAGAGGGGCAGGATTATCATACGGAGCGATAGGAAAAATGGTCGGATTGTCGAGATCAAGGATCCACCAAATCTGCGAGGAAATGATATTGAAAACTCCGAGAATGAAAAAAATTGACGAGATAGAAAAACATGGAGGCAAATGCTTTTACTGCAAAGAAAAACAGATCGAGTTTTTGAATTTTACCAAAGGGAAAGTGATTTGCTGGAATTGCCAATTTATAGGAAAACAAAAGGTCGAACATATTAACCAATTAAAAAAATCAAATGGAAAAAAATAAAATAGAAACATTCAAAGAATCAATAACGGGAATGATGGCAATGGTAGAGGCCACCAAAGTCACAACGCCCGAGGAGTTAGATGCAATCTCGGATAAAATAAAAAACGTCAGGGGAATACTAAAAATCATAAAGGCGCAAAAAGAAAAATTTGTGGCACCGGCCAAACAGATCATCGAGGAGGCAAGGACAAAATATGATCCCTATATAAAGGACTGCGATAACGCCGAAACGGTGCTGAAGTCAAAAGCAACAGCATACATGGTGGCGCAAGAGGTTATCAGGAAAGAGGAGGAGGACAAGATCGCAAAAAAACTCGAGGACGGAAAGATTAAAACCGAAACCGCAGTAAAGAGAATTGAAAAATTGCCCGATGCGCCAAAGAACGTGCAGACAGAAAATTCAGGATTGCAACTGAGAAAGAGAAAGGTGGCAGTAATAGAGGACCCGAACCTGATCCCGGACGAATACTGGATAATCGACGAGGTCAGAGTTAGAAAGGATGCAATGGATCGCGAAAAGAATGGACTACCGCAGATCCCGGGCGTTATAATCAAAGAGGAAGTGAATGTAGCCGCATTATAAAAGGTCGAACATTATCAACCAATTATTAATTAAAAAATCAAAAAAAATCATGAACATTTACGAAAAAATCGTGGAGATTTCCAATGAGTTGAGAATTGCCAAAGACGGCAACAATGAATTCAAAGGATTTAAGTATTTCAAGCCAGACGACATCGCGCAAGCAATAAATCCCCTCTTAAAAAAGCACAGCATAATCATTTTATTTGACCTGCCATTCAACAAGGTCAAAGAAATGTACGAAGGGAAGTTAACGATTAAAAGCACAGAGGCCGGAGAGAACAGCGGAGAGGCAATTTATCAATTTGATATTCCGCTGACAAGCGTGGCCGCCGCATCACCGGCACAGAACGCAGGAGCGACACTCACATACTGCAAAAGGTATATGATTATGTCGGCTTTTAATATCGCTGACAACCAAGCAGATCCTGACGCGGACAAAGCAATGGCAGATTCTCAGAAAACAAAAACATTTAAGGCCTTAGTGGAGAACGCAAAGAAAGCGACAAACGCAGTGAAACTGAAAGAAGCGGTGGGAAAAATGGAAAAGTCGAAAGGATACACGCCTGAGCAAAAGAAAGAATACATCGACGCGGCGAACGAAACAATTAAAAGGTTAGAAAAAAAATAACATGCTTACGCCCAAAAATTATTTATCATGGTCCCAACTGAATCTGTTTGAAACAGATCCTGAAAGATATAAAAGAAAATATCTGCAGGGAGAGGAGCAGAGAATTAATTCAGGGCAGGCATACGGAAAACTATTGTCGAAAGGGCTGGAGGATGGAGAATTTACCGGGGATCCAGCCCTCGACATGGTTATGGAAAAAATACCTGCCTTAGAAATTAACGAAATGAAAGTGGAAGTCGAATACAAAACAGGCAAAGAAATTATACCATTATTTGCACTGCTGGACACGGCCAAAAAAGATTTAAGCGCATTCAAAGAATACAAAACCGGGCAGATATTAAACCAAAAGTCGGCCTTTGACCAGATCACATTTTACGCAACCATAATAGAGCTAAAAACAGGACAAATTCCGAAAGACATAGAATGGGTGGGCATTCAGACAAAGAAGCGCCTAGACGGCAAAATAGAAGCCACAGGCGAGGTAATAAGGCGAAAGGAGGTGCGAAACATGATGGATTGCGTGAAAATGAGGATCCGTATTAAAAAAGCATGGGCAGGCATACAAAAATTAACCAGCCAGGAATGGCTATAAATTTATGAGCCTAAAAAAACAATTAGTCGAGTGGATCAAAGAAAAACGCATCGTTTCTTACCGGGAAATTGAGGATCAATGCAACCTGGGAAGCTACGGCAGATTCAGGAGAATGTATAAAATCGCAACCGCGGACAGGCGATTGCGAGAAGTAACCGAACCGGGCAACAAAGATTTCAATCCGCATATTAAAAAGATTGAGCCGGACGGTTACATCGCAGGTTATAAATGGGTCGAGGATGCAGAAAAAATACAATTAAATTTACAAGAGCATGCCGAAATTAGTAATTAAAAACTTTGACGACGATGATTTTGACGATAACTGGGCGGACGACGACTGCGATGACTGCGACGAGGACGACTGCGACGAGGATTGCCATGACGACGAGGACGAATAAAATGCACCAAAGAACCTGATTTGTGGTATAATGAAGTATATGATTAAGAATGGTAAAAACATAAGATGCAAAGTTTGCAAAAAAGAGTTTTACATCTCGGAGAGCAGATTCGGCATCAAAAAATACTGCTCGCGAGAATGTGCAAAAAAAGATGTATGGGGATTTAAGCCGAGAAAAAAGAAATGCATAATTTGCGGAAAGGAATTTGAAATAAACTACCCGTTAAAAGTTGGTAAAAAAACATGCTCATTTGAATGTTGGAAACAGAATGCTTACAACATATCCAACAAAAGAAGCAAGCAAAAAGAGGAGATAAAGTGCAAAAAATGCGATAAATTGTTTGCAAGATTATCCCACCACCCAAAGACCGGAAAATGCAATGAATGTATTTATCAAGAATACAAAGAAAAAAGACGGGGCAAAGGAAACCCAAACTATAAGGCAGGACTTTATATGGGATGGCAGAGGACGAGCAGGCAGGCACAAAAACACCTTAACGCATGCGCAAGATACCATAAGCATTTCTTGAAAAAGAACGGATATAAATTTTGCGAGGTATGCGGAGTAAATCAAAACGGGACCATGCAATTTCAGGTGCACCATATATACACGGCATCAAGACACCCGGACCACGAAGAATTACACAATTTCAAAAATCTTATTTTATTATGTTTAGAATGCCATCAAAAATTCCACGCATATAAATACAAAGATAAATTTTTGGAATTGGAAAAACAAAGAGGACTTAAAAAACTATTCAAAAAAAAATGATTACTCCAAAGTTTTTTGCAACAATAGAACAGGGAAAAGTCAAGCATGCGGACCCGCAGGCATTTCAAACCTATGTGATCCAAAAGTTCAAAGAGGGGCAGGAGGTTGAAATTACGATTAAAAGAAAATTCAAAAAGAGAACATCCGGCCAGCCGGGAGAGGAGACGAATTTTAACGGATATTACTGGGGAGTGATAGTAAAAATTATAGCAGACGAAATCGGGGAAATAGACCAGGACATCGTTCACGAATGGTTGCAGATAGCGACAGGAAACACAAAGATAATGCCAGGGGGTTTGAAAGCACCGGCCGGGACCGCACACATGTCGGGGGCAGAATTTGCAGATTACTGCTCGCGCGTACGCATGTGGGCAGGCTCGCCAGGAAACATTGTAGAAAAAGGAATTTATTTGCCCGAACCATACGAGGCAGAATACAATTTATAGGGATGTGGAGAAACTGTGGAATGACCGGGCTGGACTGGATCACAGAAACGCAGGATAATAAAAAGTGTAATTAAAAAATCAAAAAAAATCAAATGGCGCAACATAGAATGTTCAGCTTTAGAATCGCAAACTCTGCAAAGTTTTTGCAGATGCCAGAGGGCGCGCAACTTTTATACATGCACGCAGTGATAAGAGCAGACGACGATGGGGTGGTGGAAATTTACCCGATAGTCCAACTGCTCGGATCAGCGCCCGACAACCTGAAAATATTATTGGCAAAGGGATTTATAAAACAACTGAACGCAGATCAGGTAATGATTATTATGGACTGGCTCGAACACAACACCATTCGAGCCGACAGAAAGGTCAATAGCATATACCTGCCACTCTTAAAAAGAGCATGCCCTGAACTAGATATTGTAGAGCCAAAACCAAGGCAGGATGTAGAGGATAATAGCAGGAGATTGGGCGGTGGACAGTCCACGGTCAGCGTAAGTCAAGGTAAGTTAAGTAAAGCTAATTCAAATACTGCCCTGGATTTTGAAACATTTTGGAAAAAATACCCTAGAAAGACCGGAAAGAAAAAAGCCGAACAGACGTGGAACCGATTAAATCCAAAGCCTGATTTAGTGGACCTGATAATGAGAGCCCTGCAAAGCCACAAAGGATCAGAGCAATGGTCAAAAGACAAGGGAATATTTATACCTTACCCGGCAACATGGCTGAACCAGGAGCGCTGGAACGATGAAGTGATAAAAGCACTGCCGATAAAGAAAAAGCCATACTTTAACGGCATGCCAATAGTGGAAAAATTCGGAAAAAGATATTGCATCAAGAACGGAGAGATGCTCGAGTTCGCGGGAAAGGAAAATCAAATCGAATATAAATAAAAAAAATATGAACGAAAAGAAATCAAAAAAGTTAAGGCAGGAAGCCAGGAGAATTTATAGGGATACAATGAAAGAGATGGCTGAAATTCATTCGAGAATTATAAAACCAAAGCCGAGATGGTTTCCAGGATGGCTGTGGATTAAACTTTTATCAATATTTATTTTTATTAAAAAATGAAATTAAGCATATCAATAATGGCGCACTCGAGTCGCGCAAAATACTTTCCTTATCTAAACCGAATGTTGGGAGATGTGAAATTCAGCATAGATAAAGCCGGAGCCGAAATAGGAGTATGGAATAACTGCAAAAGGGCATGGATGCAATACGACCATGACTGCGATTATCACATAGTTATTCAGGACGACGCCATCATATGCGAAAATTTCAGGGAAAAGGCAATAAAATTTATAGAATCAGTGTGGGCAAAAACGACAGGAGATCAGGAATTTGCATACAGCTTTTATTTCGGGAACAGACAATCATATAGAAAAATTGCGAACGACGGAATGCAGAGAGGATTTGTTATAGAGCCAAACCCATGCTGGGGAGTGGCCATATGCCTGCCAACTTACTTGATTAGGGAAATGTTGATGTACTGTGATAAAATGAAAATAAAAAATGACGACACAAGAATTAGCAGATTTTTACGCCACAAAAAAATTAAAACATATTTCCCAATGCCAAGTTTAATAGACCATAGAACAGGCAATCACAGCCTCGTAGGAGATCCTGGGATGGGACGCAAGGCATGGTATTTTATAGATAATGAAAATAAATCAAAAAATTAAAAACGAATTTCAATGGGGACCAGAAAGAGAATGGAAAACAAGGACTAAAATTATAGCAGATATTTTACCTGACGGCGCAAGGGTGATAGAGATGGGAGGAGGATTTTGCCACCTGGAAAAATACATAAAAAACGGGGAATACATATCGTTAGACTTGAAGCCATGGACAGACAAAACCATAGTGGCAGATTTTAACAAGTGGCAATTCCCTGAACTACTGGGACTATATCAATTCATAATTTGTCAAGGGATACTCGAATACATCGAGAAGCCGGAAAGATTTCTAAACGAAATAAAAAAATACGGGAAAATAATGATTTTAACATATCTTACAGACACAACGCACGATGTAGCAGACAGAAAAAACAAACTGACATTTAACGAAATACGAGAGATGTTGGAAAAAACGGGGTGGGATATTTTAATGCAAAGCATTATTTCAATTTCAGGCGAGCAAAAATTATTTTACTGCAAACAAAAATGACGCACGGAGTAATTATCAGATTTCATTACGATAGAGGCGACCCGAGATTCGGATTCAGGGTGGCATATTTTAGGGCCATGGTACTTCCAAGACTGCTGGCACAAACAGAGCAGAACTTCGAAATAGCGATAAGATGCAACCCCTGTCACGAAAAAATCTTAAAAAGTTTATCAAAAAAAATAACGACATTTAGGGTTAGAGGTGAGGCAGAGAATTTCAGAATGATAAGCACAAAAAAATATTTTGTGGACTTTGCGCCCTGGCATCAGATAATGGACTTAAAACAATACGACATCCAAAGCGGACTGGACTCGGACGATCTGGTGGCAGAAAATTACATTGAAACAATACAAAAAATCGTCAAAGAAAGAGCAAACGGCAAATCGCTTCATATTTCATTCCAGCCGGAAGTTTTCAACGCGCAGACATTAAAAACATATCCAATAGGGTCAACATACACAGCGGAAAGAGGATCAGCATTTTTTTCAATTTATCAACCCGACAAACAGCACTACAAATTCGCATACGAAAAGTCGCATTTATTTATAGGAAAGGACATGGAAAAATCCATAATCATTCCAAAAGGATTCTGCTGGGCCAGCGTCCACGGGCACAATTATTCAACAACAAAAATCAAATGAAAACATACTGGTGGCCTGCAAAAAATTTCGGAGATACGCTAACGCCCCACATACTGGAGCATTTTATCAAACAAAAAATAGAACTGGCCGAAAGAGCAGACAAAGGAAAACTGCTGGCGACAGGGTCAATCCTGCATTTAATGCAAGACAATGACGTAGTGTGGGGTTCAGGACTTAATAAAAAAAGGAGGATTACAGCAAAGAAAGGAGTCAAGTTTTTAGCGGTCAGGGGCCCGATAACAAGATGGCTGATAAGGGGGGCAAAAATACCGCAGGTTTACGGAGATCCCGGCATACTGCTACCGCTGATTTACAACCCGAAAATAGAAAAGAAATACGAGGTAGGAATTTTGCCGCACTACGTGGACAAGCCATTTGCAAAAGAAACATACGAAATGGAGATAGCCGAGGGAAAAGCAAAAATGATAGACATACAGGCAGACTGGAAAACAGTGATTGAGGAAGTATTGTCATGCAAAAAAATCATAACATCTTCGCTTCACGGATTGATTTGCGCAGAAGCATACGGGATACCGGTAATATGGGTAAGATATTCAGACAAGATCACGGGCGGACCATTAAAATTTCAGGATTATTTTATGGGAACCGGCAGACCGCGACAGAAATACAACACAGAAATTCCGCCAATAAAAGATTTAGAAACAAAACAAAAAATATTAATTAAAGCATTACAAGATTATTATGGACCAAAAAATTGACATAGTTTACATTTTAGCAAACGCTTCAAAATGGCAAAATAACGAGATAAGATATTCTTTGCGAAGTATAGAAAAAAACCTTGACCTAAAAATAGGCAGAATTTATATCGTAGGATTTATGCCTAAATTTATTCAGGATTTGGAAGTTTCAAATATAGACGTACAAGATAAATATACAAACAAACTGCAAAATGCTGTGCGAAAGATAAAAGCCGCCTGCAACAATTACCACATCACAGACAGATTTATTTTAATGAACGATGACTTTTTTATAATGAAAAAGGTGAGTGAGATAAAATACTGGAGCAAAGGATCGCTGAAAGGATCCATGGCAAGGCACAAAACAAAGGGCGGATATTACTACAAGGCCATAAAAGAAACAAAAGAATTACTCGAGGGAATGGGAATAAAAAATCCGACAGATTACGAAATACACGCGCCGATTATAATAGAAAAAACAAAGTTTTTGGAAATAGACAAAAAAATGAACCTCGAGGAAAAGGGCTTGCTATTCAGGAGCATCTACGGTAACTTGACAGGTGCGAAAAGAGATGTGGTGCCAGACGTTAAGATATTTAACATAGGAGCAAAGGGAATGGAAAAATATAAAGATTACAAGATAATTTCAACAGGAAACAAGGTGGTAATGGACCCTAAATTTCAAAAATGGCTTAAAGTAAAATTCAAAAAAGTATCTAAATACGAGAAAGAAAAAATTGGCATTTATTATTCAAAGCACATGTTCACTTACAAAGACAGGACATACAATCCCGGGGATTTAATCAAGGTCGGCGATATCCCAAAAACGGTGGCTGAAGCCAATAGACTTGTGTTAGTCAAAAAATCTTATTAGTGGTATAATTAATTAAACAAAAAAATCATGAAAAAAATCATACAAACAATTTTAATTTTAGCAATAGTGACAGTGGCAATAATGCCGGTGGGAACTTTTGCATTTACGCAGAAAACATATCCAGGAGTCGGAGCGGTAACACAAAACACCCACAACATAGTGGATCCAATGATTGACGATTTACAGAATCAAATAAACGCATTGAAAATCCAATGCGCAACTGCAGGGGCACTGACAAATTACAGCGGACAGGACGAACAGAGATTAACAATACTCGAATCAAAAGTCACCATCTTAGAAAGGACGGTGGATTTTATTATTAATCAGGTCAGCAATGTGCTGGCAGAAGTTATAAAATATTTAAGCAAATGAAAATAATCTGGTCAACCGAAAAACGAAAAGTAAAAGATTTAATCCCGGCTGATTACAATCCGAGAAAGATTTCTGAAAAGCAGAGATTGGAATTAATTGAATCCATAAAAGAATTTGACACGGTAGAACCGCTGGTAATTAATTTGAATAATCACCTGATCGGCGGACATCAAAGACTGAGCATTTACACAGATCAGGGAATCGACGAAGTAGAGGTCAGAGTCCCGAACAGAAAACTGACAGTCGACGAGGAAATAAAATTAAACCTGAGATTAAACAAAAACACCGGGGACTGGGATCCTGAAAAACTGCAGGACTTAAATATAGAAACTTTACTGGACGTGGGATTTGGCGATGAGGAATTATCAACCATGTTCGACAATGTCGACATCACAGACGATGGATTTAACCAAGGAAAGGCCGTAGAGGAAGCCAAGACGACAAAAATCAAGCCAGGTGACATTTATGAGTTAGGCGAACATCGGCTAATGTGCGGCGATGCCACAAAAGAGGAGGATGTGACAAAACTGATGGGTGGAAAAAAGACATCGATGATTTACTGCGATCCACCTTACAACATCGGACTCGACTATAATTCGGGCATCGGAACGGCCAGGAAATATCAAGGAGGCAAATCTGGCAACATCGGGCAACTTCAATATCAAGGAGTAGAGATAAACGACAACAAAAAAATCGGGGAATACACGGAATTCTTAAAGAACGCACTAAAGAACGCACTAAAGAACGCAGAGGAAAACGCCCATTATTTTTACTGGTGCGACGAAAAATATATATGGCTTTTACAAACTCTCTATAAAGAATTATTAATTGAAAATAAAAGAGTTTGCTTGTGGGTGAAAAACAATCAGAACCCAGTTCCGCAGGTGGCATTCAACAAGGTATACGAAGCCTGTGTTTACGGGACCATAGGCAGGCCATTCTTAAATCCAAATTACAAAGCATTCAATGAAATCCTGAATAAAGAAGTTGAATCGGGAAACCAACTGATAGACGATATTTTTGACCTTTTCAATATTTGGCTGGTAAAAAGAGATACGGCGCAGGACTACGAACATCCAACTCAAAAACCCCTGGCCCTGCATGAGAAACCACTAAAGAGATGCTCGGCGCCCGGAACGATAGTGTTAGATTTATATGGCGGATCAGGAAGCACATTAATGAGTTGCGACCAATTAAATCGCAGATGCTACATGATGGAAATGAACCCGTTATTTTGTCAAGTAATTATAAACCGATGGGAATCATACAAGGGCGAGAAAGCCAAAAAAATCAATTAAAAATGTTCGAGGGAGAGTTTGACCCTGAATCCGCGTGGGTTTTCAGGATGTTAGACGAAACAGCGGACATGAGAAATGAAGTTAACCAAAAAAGAGGAAAAAGAAATTTGGAAAATGGCCGAGAGGTGTGCCGGAGTTCCAAAGGGTCAAAAATGGGGACGTTGGACACACGAGGATAGAGCAGTAATTGTATATGCTGTCATTTGCTCATTAATGCGATTAAATAAAAATGGTAACAAAAACACTAGCAAAAAAAATTAGTCCAAGGAAATCTGTTGAGTCGGGAGATTTATGGATTTTAGGGGATCACAGATTAGTATGCGGAGATGCAACAGATCCAGTGGCAATTAAAAAGGCAGTGGGAGAAAATAAAATAAGGCAGATTTTAACAGATCCGCCCTACGGAGTAGCATATGTGGAAAACAAAGCGCACTTCAAAGAAACAATCGGCGCGAACCTTTCAAACACAACAATTATTCAAGGAGACCAACTTCAGACGAATGAGCAATATGCAGAATTTACAAAAAAATGGTTGGAACCGGTAACGGAATATTTAGAATCATACAATACAAGTTACATTTTCAATTCAGACATTATGATTTGTGGATTAAGAGGAGGAATGGAACGGGCAGGATTTTACTACAGCCAAATGATAATATGGGTAAAGAACACAATCGTGGTGGGCCGGAAAGATTATCTGCCCGGCCACGAATTGATTGCATACGGATGGCACGGCAGGTACAAGACAGAAAAAGGTAAAGGCAAGAGCGTGATATTTTATCCGAAACCGCACAGATCCAATTTGCACCCGACAATGAAGCCAGTCGGACTGCTTAGAAAGCTAATTGAAAATTCAACAAAGATAAAGGAATGGGTATACGATCCTTTCGGGGGATCAGGGTCAACATTAATTGCCTGCGAACAATTCAAAAGAAAATGTGCTATGATAGAACTGGACCCGAATTATTGCACGACAATAATTCAACGCTGGGAATTGCTGACAGGTGGAGAAGCAGAAAAAATTAAATAACGACAACTGGTTTTTACTACGGCCTCGCCCGGCAACGCCAACATGTGTGTTGCCTCTGCAACCGCTTAGACGGCCTGCCCCCAATTAAACCGGAGTAAAACGCAAGAGGGAGTGTGAGGGAATTAACCTGCCAGCTTAATTTCAACATGAGCAAACACAATAAACACAAAGCGCGCCAGCGCCGCAAAGAGGCCAGACGCAAAAAGCAAAATGAAAATATTGACGGCAATAATAATAATCGCCCTGATCACAGGGATCGTATTAGTTCTGAAAGCAGTACTAAAACCCCTGTCTGAATGGCACGGACTGACCGGCGAGGAATATAAGAAATGGAAAGCCGGGGGCAAAGGTAAATCAGACATGAGCGATTAATAAAAAAGCCCGGATTCATTGGACAAGCCAGTGCCGGGCGAAAAATACAAGATTTGTTGCTTATTATAAGTAAGACGTCAAAGAATGTCAATATATTACAAGGGAAAGGTATAAAGCTACGACTCTGCAATTCAAACGCAACCATCAAAGCCGTAGCAACAAGAACATGGAGCAAAACAAGGTAAAACAAGAGAAAGCAAAGGAATTGACAGAAAAGCCAAAGGAGGTTGAAATACAACAAAAGGTAGCAGAAAGTAACACTTCAACGGAGAAACAAACCCACGAAAAAGAGGAACAGGAAAGAACTCGAATAAAAAAGGCTCTATTTTTGGAACACTTTGAAAAGACAATGGGAGCAATAAAACAGACCTGCGAAAAGATAGACATAGCAAGGAAAACATTTTATGAATGGAAAAACGGGGATCCTGATTTTGCAAAAGCACTCGAGACAACAAAAATACAAACACTCGATGACGCGGAGGGAATTTTAATGGCATTAGTCAGAAAGGGAGTGCCGAGAGCCGTGACATATTTTTTAGATAGGCAACACCCCGGATATAAACCGCATACGGTTACAGAAATAGTCGGAGCCGGAACCGCGCAAGAATCAATAAATAAAATTACAGAAAATTTAGCGTTAAAATTATTAAAAGATGGAAAGTCAAATAACAACACAACAGATGGAAGCGGCGATAAAGCAAGCGTCGGAAATGATAACCAACGACCTGCTGATAGAGGAAATGATTCAACTGAAAGACAAAAGGGGAAAGATGGTGCCGTTCATTCTGAACCCGGCACAGAGATATTACTGGAAAAGAAAGACCAGGAGAAACCTCATACTGAAAGCAAGGCAAAAGGGAATAAGTAAAATCATAGACGCCGATCAAATGATGGACTGCATTCGTAAATCAACGAACGCGGTTATTATTTCGCACGAGAGAGAAGCCACAAAAAGATTGTTTGCTTCAGTAAAAGGTTTTATAGATTACATGACGCCAAAGCCAGCAATGTCGATTGATTCGCAAAACGCAGTGAAGTTCCCAGACCCGGGCAGTAATTATTTTATAGGAACGGCAGGACAAAAAGCATTCGGCAGGGGAGATACAGTACAGAGGGCTCATTTATCAGAGGCGGCATTCTATGATAGTTTAGAAAAAATATTAGGAGGAATTTCAGAAGCCGCAGAATACGGGCAGATAGATATTGAAACAACCCCGAACGGACGAAACGAAATTTATGATATGTGGCAAAAAGCCAAGGCAGGAAAAAGTTCGTATACCCCGATTTTTATTCCGTGGTTTATTGACGGAGAATACAGCATAGATAATTTAACGGAAAAAGAAAAGCAGGGATTATCAGTGAGCGTGCAGGAAATGTTTTTGATACCCGACAAAGATTTTATACTGGATCAAAGTGAAAAAGAATTAATAGCGAGAGTCAAAAAAGAATGGAACATAGATATTACAATCGGTCAAATAAAATGGAGGCGCTATAAAATATGGGACAAAGGTGAAATGTTTTGGCAAGAATATCCGGAGGACGATGTCAGTTGTTTTTTACAGACAGGCAGATCAGTTTTTTCAAAAATAACAAAAGACAAATCAAAACAAATTCCGCTGGATGATTTAGAAAGCTGGGATGCAAGCAAAGATGAAAAGGAAGCATTAAAAAAGCGCAGATTATTTGCAGGAGTGGATGGAGCTGAGGGAACATTGACAGGCGACGCGCATTCGTTCGCAGTGATAGACATACCGGGAGAGGACGGAAAAGGCACAGTCATTTTTGAATATACGACAAACGAACCGATAGATGTTTTTTGGAAAATGATAAAATATGTCTGCGACAATTTTGACATTATGCTGGGCATAGAAAAAAACGGAGTGGGACTCGCGCACGTGCGAAAGGCGCAAGCACTTGGGATACCATTCAGGAGCTGGACAACAACCGGGGCCAACAGGCCGACAATGATTTTGGACTTAGAGGAGGCATACAGAAAAACAGAACTGATTGAAACCTACGACGAAGCAGAAAACGAAGCGCGCGATATGCAATATACAGAAAACAGCCGGGCCGAAGCAAAGAAAGGAAAACACGACGACAGAATATTTGCGCGCGCAATCGCATGGGGAATCCGAGATAAGGATAGAAAGAGCATAGAATATGTCTAAAAGTTATTCACCCCTTGACAGCCCTTGTTGACAATAAATAAAAGGTCTATAATTAAATAATTCAAAAACTCCCATGTCAATCTTCTCATTCTTAAAAAGAAAAAAAGATTACGTAGCGGATGCAGGAATTAATTTGCTCCGCAGATTAACCACCCCTGAATTTTCTAAATCAGGAATGATACAGCAATACTCAAAATCGCTGTATGTTTTTGCATGCATTTCAAAAATAGCAGAAAAAGTTGCATCAACAGAATTCAAACTTTATAAAATTATAAACTCAAAAGGAGACATCAAAGAAATCACAACGCACCCGGCACTTGACCTTTTATACAAAGTAAATCCATTCCAAACAAAGACTGAATTTTTAGAGACGACAATAATAAATCTGAAAACAACCGGCGACGCTTTTTGGTTCAAGGCAAGAAACAATTCAGGAAAAGTTGTGGAACTATGGAACATCAGGCCAGACTTAATTGAAATTGTAAAAGACCCGACAAATTTCATAAAGGAATATAAAATACAAACAGAGAACGGGACCACAGAAACTTTTGCAGTAGAGGACATCGTGCATGTGAAATATCCCGATCCGATGAGTTTATATTTTGGACTCTCGCCAATCAAACCAGCGCAGACAAGAATTCAAACAGAGGATTTTGCATCGCGATATCAAAGAGATTTCTTTTTGAATAATTCAAGACCGGATGCTCTTTTAATTAACAAAGGCGAATCCGCAATGAGAAAAGAAACAAGAGAAAACATTCGCAGAGATTGGGCATTGAGGCACCAGGGTCCGAGCAACAGTTCAAAGCTGGCCATATTAGACGAGAACCTGGAATACCAGCAAGTGGCGCTGACTCAGAAAGAAATGGATTATATCGAAAGCATGAAGTTCACGCGCGACGATATTTTGGTGGCATTCAAAGTTCCAAAAGTAATTATTTCAATAGTTGACGATGTTAACAGGGCTAACGCCGAAACAGGAATGTATATCTTTTTATCAGAAACAATCGTGCCCGAAATTAAAAGACTGCTCGAAAAAATAAACGAGGAATTAATTATGCCTGATTTCGGAGACGAATTCTTTATGGGATTTACAGATCCGACACCACAGAATAGAGAAGTTATCACAACAGAATATGCATCAGCAATTACAAATAACTGGATGCTTATCAACGAAGTAAGGGCGAAAGAAAATCTGCCGCCGATTAATGGGGGATGGAGTTTTTACATGCCATTAATGAACGCGCCAGTCGGAGGACTTCCACAAGGAGCGACAGCAAAACAAAAAACAAAATTAATCGAGGACGCAAGAATTACAAAAGAAACAGAACCTGAAAGATTTAATTTCAAAGGAAAATTCTGGCTGAAGCAAAAGTTTATAATAATGGAAACAGTGACAGAAGCAGTTGCCGGAGTAATGTCAGGAAAAAGTAAAAAGAAAATCCGCAGGAAAAAAGTCGGGAAATCTTTGTTAGAGGACAAAGAAATGAAAATCGCTTTTGCAAAAATGATTTTGAAAATTATAGATGCCAAGGCTGAAAAATTAAAAGAAGGCATGACAAAATTCGCAAAAGGGCAAGAGGAAAGAGTGATGGCAGATTTAGATAAAATAAAAAGCAAGGCAAAACTAAAAGCATTCAAAATCTCGCAGATATTTGACTTAAAAGCAGAGGAGAAATTATCAGTGGAGTTTATTATTCCATACATCGAGGCATTCTTAAAAGAATCAGGAAAAGACGCGCTGAACATGATAGCACCGGCAGAAACATTTGAAATAACGCAGGCAATACAAAAGAAAATAAAAGCAAGAGCCGAGGAGTTTGCAACGTCGGTAAATACTACGACGTTAGATAAACTCAGTGCAACCTTAGCCGAGGGCATATCAGCTGGCGAGGGAGTCCGCGATCTCGCAAACAGAGTGGAATCTGTCTACGGGGAATTCTCAACATACAGAAGCGAACTCGTAGCGCGCACTGAAGCAACCAATGCAAACAACCAGGGGCTTTTAGAGGGTTACAGGCAGTCGAGCGTGGCCACAGCAAAAGAGTGGATCAACGCAGGCGACGACAGAGTAAGACCCGAGCATGAGGACGGCATCGGAGTAGGCGGAGAAATTGTAGCCTTAGATGCAAACTTCTCAAACGGTCTCGCATATCCGCAAGAGCCGAATTGCAGATGCGTACTGGGCCCGGCATTTCTTGAATAAATAAAAACGTGCTAAAATAAAAACAATGAAAACATTATTAAGAAAACAATTAATTTTCAAGGCAACAAACTTCGACGATGGAAGTTACACAATCAAAGGAGTGTTTTCAACCCCGATGGTTGACCGCCAAGGAGAAGTGATCGTTCAATCGGGTTGGAAACTGCAAGAATATATGCAGAATCCAGTTGTGTTATTTGCCCATGACCATTATCAGCCAGCCATTGGGAAAATGGTAGAACTGGGTTTAGATGCCAGCAATAATTTAGCTGGAGCAATCCAGTTCGCCGCAGAGGAATACGACTTCGCAAAAACAATTTATAATTTATATAAAGGCGGATATATGCGAGCATTCAGCGTGGGATTTGAAAATAACACATACGAAGTGGATCAAACCAACGACACAATTATATTAAAAGAAAATACTTTATACGAAGTATCAGCCGTAAACATCCCAGCAAATGCAATGGCACTGGCCGAGCAAAAAGGTTTAGACATGAAACCATTAATGAGAGTTATCAGAGAACAAAAAATGATGCAGAAAGGAGTAGTTCCTTTTGTGGCAAGTCCGATGAGGCCGGAGGGCACATCATGGGACGCAAACGCAGTTCAGGCAGAGGCATGGCAAGACGGGGAGAACCAAGCAAGGTACGCAAAAATACACGCATGGTTCGATGATAATCAAAACGACGACGACGGCGACGGATATCCTGATATTAAGAGCGCCTACAAATTACCGCACCATGATATAAATTTGAAAGTGGTATGGGACGGAGTAACCGCCGCAATGGCCGCTTTATTAGGAGCGAGAGGCGGAGTGGCAATACCGGACTCAGACAGACAGGGAGTTTATACTCACCTTTCAAAACACTATGCGCAATTTGATAAGCCAGTTCCTGAAATGAAAAGCTACACAGAAATCGAATTAAAAGAGATTGAGGAAACAGGAAACTTAAAAGCAATCGAAAAGCCAGAGGATCAGGCGAAAGCCGTGGAAGTAATAAGCAGATCCAATAAAGAAACCATACAATCAGCCATCAAGACTCTCACAGAAGTCTTAGGAGCTGTTGGAACCGATAAAAAAGTGGATAAGGTCGAAACCCCTGCAAAGGGCGGTAAAAAAATATCTGTGAAATTGCTTAACAAAGCAATGAGGGAGTTATTAGAAATTAAAAAAAATATAAAATAAAACCATGACCATAAAAGAATTACTCGTAAAGAAAATCGAGGAACTCACGGCCGAGGAAAAGTTGTTCATAAAGGAACACGCCGAGGAATTAACTGCTGAGCAAAAGACCGCCTACGCGGAAGTCATTGGGGATGAGGACGAGAGCAAAGGAATGGACATCGAAGCTGTAAAAGCTTTGGTTTCAACCTCTGTTCAAGAAGCCATCGCCAAAAAGGTAGACTCGATTTCTGACGAAATCGTCAGTAAATTTACCAAAGGCGTAGAAAAACAGAGAGCCAAAGTTTTAGCAGGCAAGGAAGTCGTCAAGGACGAAAGAGCAGACGCCAACACAAGGGCATTCATGAAATGCTTATTGGACGGCGACAGAGTCGGAGCAAAAGCATTGTCCGATTCAACATCAGGAGCATCTCCTGACGACGCTCAGGCCGGATTAACAATCCCGTCAGAGTTAAGAGCCGAGGTATTGAGAATCGCCGAAAAACAATTCGGTTTAGCAAGGAGAGATATGTTATACCTCCCATTCTCGGGCCCGGGCAACAGCAGACAGATTCCTACATTAGGAACCTCCGTGAAAGTATTTTGGACAGGAGAAGGCGTCAAAAAGACAAGCACTCAGCCAAAATTCGAATTGGTAACACAGACCTTAAAGAAACTCGCCGCCATTGTTCCAATGACCGAGGAAATTTTGGAGGATTCTGCAATCAACTTAACACAATTGTTAGGAATGTTATTTGCAGAAGCGATTGCCAAGGAGGAGGACTTACAGTTTTTCGCAGGAATCGGAGCCCCATGGACTGGAGTATTGAATAACGGTTCAGTAAACATCGTTTACCAAACAACCGGCGGAGTGGCCAACTTAACAGCAGATGACCTCTTGAACATGATAGACGCAACCCCAACAGGAGCATTAGCAGGGGCGAAGTTCTATTTGAACAGGACAGTGTTGTCAGTTATCAGAAAGTTGAAAGACTTGGATGGAAATTACATCTACCAAGCGCCAGGAAACGGATTGCCAGCAACCATTTGGAATTACACTTATGAGTTGAGCGATGCATTCCCATTGGCCGCAGACGTAGTCGACGGATCACCATATATCTTATTCGGTAACTTAAAACAGGGTTGTATTTTCGGAGACAAACAGCAAATCAGAGCAAAATTGCTCGATCAAGCCACAGTCACCGACACAGACGACCAGACAGAAATCAATTTGGCCGAACAGGACATGGTAGCGTTGAGAATCGTCGAGAGAGTAGGATACGTAGTCGCATTGCCAAAAGCTTTGACAGTGTTAGACTCCGGAGAATCGGGATCAGGTTCATAGTTAACAACCTGATAAGGGAGCGGAAAAATCCGCTCTCTGAATGAGATTATTAACTATTAAATAAAAAAACATGATACTAAAATCAGGTAAACAAAAAATAAATACAACCGGAGTTGCGGAAAAGTTAGCACTGAGTGCCGTGATAAATTCAATTTGTGTTCAGGCAAAATTGAATAACGGTGCCAGCATTTTTATTGGAGGTAAGGACGATCAGGACATTGAATTAGAGAAAGGAGATTCTATAACATTCGATGGGGTCGACAATATATCCAAGATTTACATAAAAGGGACCGCGGGCCAGGGAGTCAATTTTATTTACGAAACAAATTAAAAACCATGCCAAAAATAAAAAGAAAATGCCCGCCATGCCCACCGCCAGTTGTTTGCGATTACCCTGCGGAACCCAATGTTTTATTGGGAGTGGCATATGACGGAGGAGCAAAAAACGGTTCATTTGACGAAGCGACGCGCAATACCGACCCGGCAGAAGCTAACGTGGTAGACGGAGTGGGATATAAAATATTGAATGTAGCAAAGACGGGGACGCTAAAAAATCTTTTACCCAAAACAGGACAAGTAGTCTCTGAATCAGATTACGACGATGGTTATTATCATTTAAGTATTGGAAATCCCGTTAATCCTCGTTTAATCGATAATGCAAATAACTCAATTAATGATAAAGCAACAGGATTACAATGGGTTAAAGACCACGCAGTTTTGGGTACGGTTGGAGGTTTTGATTTTAGCGCAGGAATGAGTTGGGATAATGCTTTATTAGCGGTGCAAGCATTAAACATCGCAAATTATCTCGGGCACGCCGACTGGAGACTTCCAAACGTGAAAGAATTAATGAGCATCGTTGATTACGGATTGGGAGGCGATGGAGTAAATCCAGCGATAGACACGACATTCTTTCCAAACACTCAATTAGCAGGATATTGGAGTTCCACAATTTGTGCCGCCAATCCCGATGGCCTCGCGTGGTACGTGAACTTCTACTATGGCTTTGTCTACAACAACTACCGCTACAACAACTACTGTGTCCGGCCAGTCCGCCAGTATTAAAATTGGGGCATTTGATTATTAAACAAATTTTATGGCACAGTATTCACACCTACCAATTTATAACAAAGCATTCGCAATTCTGCGTGAATTTTACCAAAGAGTGCCAAAGTTTGGGAAACAATACAAATACTTTCTCGGAGGAAAACTGATAGAACATTCAATAGACATAATAAAATTAATAATTAAAGCAAACAGTGAAAGAGATAGCGAAAGGCGCACAGAATTGATAGAGCATTTGTGTTTGACGATTGAGATGTTGATTACCGAAATAAGAATAGCCAACGAACTAAGGCAACTGGGTGGACAGACATCATACTTATATCTGAGCGAAATGGCTGTGGATTTATCAAAACAAGCCGAGGGCTGGAAGAAATATATCCCCTGAATTTTTAACAAGAAATGTTAAAAAGAGTGGGTTTGGGAAATACAAACCTCTGCCCTTGGAAGAGGATTGAAGCACGAAGTCAGAGGTTACATAAAGGGCATTTATGCCGCCAATCCCGATAACAACGCGTGGAACGTGAACTTCAACAATGGCAATGTCAACAACAACAACCGCAACAACAACAACTATGTCCGGCCAGTCCGCCAGCACTTCCTATCCAGCCCGGCTGTTTTGAAAGAAATGCAAGAAGTATTCACATTAGAGAAGTTATGGCAGGCATACAGAGATTGCCGATATAGGAAAAAAAATACATTAAACGCACTGCGGTTTGAATATAACCGCGAGAAAAACCTGATTGCTCTTTTACAAGAATTAAAATCCAGGAGATACAGAATTTCAAGGCACATATGCTTTATAATTGAGGACCCGACAGTAAGAGAAATATTCGCCGCAGATTTCAGGGACAGAATAGTACACCATCTTTTATACAATGAAGTCAAGAAATTATTTGAAGCAGATTTTATCGAGAATTCATTCGCCAACCGCATAGGCAAAGGCACGCACAAAGGAGTAGAGATTGTAAAACAATACTTAAAAGAAATACCGCATGACAGTTATTACCTGAAATTAGACATTAAAAGCTTTTTCTGCTCGATAAACAAAAACATCCTTTTTGAAATCATAAAAGAAAAAATACAGAACGCGCCAAAATCATACGGATGGAAAAAAGATATTTTATGGCTGACAGAAAAGATTATTTACCACAATCCGGCAAACAATTATCTTTTCAAAGGTGACCTGAAAAAGAAAGCACTGATACCAAAAGAAAAATCGCTTTTTCATTCAAACGGCAAGGGATTACCCATAGGAAACCTGACATCACAGTTCTTTGCAAATGCATATTTAGACCAGTTGGATAAATTCATTTATTCACTGGGCCATAAATATTATGTAAGATATGTTGACGATTTCATTATTTTAGGGGATAAAAACATTTACAAAGACATTGAAAAAATTCGCACATTCCTAAAAGAAAAACTGGACTTAAAATTAAGCGAAAAGAAAATCAAATTTCAGCAGATCAACAAGGGCATAGACTTCTTAGGATATTTTATAAAGCCGGATTATGTTCTTGTGCGGAGAAAAGTGATAGGCAGGTTGAAAAAAAAAAAATGTATAGGTTGAAAAATCCAACACTGAAAG